GAGTGTGTGGCTTTTGTTGTGCCATTGACTCCTCTAGCTCCACCGCTTAAAGTATTTGTTCCTGTATTATTGGCTGTGTACGATATGTCCTCTGTTCCTATTCTTATTGTCCCCGATGCCGGAAACGTGTTTGAACTAGCAAGAACAATATTAGTTGTGGTTGTGTCTGTTAAAGCTGTGGCCAGTGTAGAAGTTGCCGGAGTATTTGTTGTACCACTATAATTTCCTGCACCCCAACCAAAACCAGCTACTTGTCCCGAAGGACCAACGCTATAGTAACAAAGAACAGATGTAGAACCTGCGTTAGTTACAGGTGTTCCCGATTCTACTACATCCATAGTAATGTTAAAAGTAGTACTACTTGGGATTGATGTAACCATAAATTTATTGTCTTCAAACGTAGCATTTGAAAAAGTAGATCCTGATAGACCACTAACGCTATCAAATAAAACAACATCGTTTTCTATCAATCCGTGAACCCCTGTGCATGTTACTGTGACTATCGAAGAAGAAGCTGTGCTTGTAAAATTAGCACCTGTTAGGGTAGCTCTAATTGGGTGAATGTCATAATAAACACCATTTACAAAAACATATAAAATACTATTAGTACCTATTGCAGAGTACTTAGTGCTGTTGTTATTTTCCCAATGATGAATTTGTCTAGTTGCACCAGTAAGTTTACTGCTACCTAATTGACTCCAACCACCTATTTTTTCAGGTGTACCATACCTAAAACGAACATTATCACCATCAAACCACTGCCCTTCGGCACCTGTTTCGGTAACTTGTTTATTGAATCCTGGAGCAAAACCTAATTTTTGTAGCATAGTTCCTCATTGTATATGCTTTTTATTATTTTGGTAGTACTATATTCCATTCTAGTTCGGATATCAAATCCTGTAAATAGACTTTTTGTAGTTTTTTTTCTTTTAAATGCTTATGTAGCTCTTCTAAATCAATTATAATCCATTTGTTTGGTTCTTCAAATACCATCTTATCTGCTCTACTTGCTATATTTCCTTTTTTACCTAGCTCGTTACCAGGCATGTTGAACATTAGCCCTACGTCAAATTTAAATTCTTGGTTGGATCTGTTTTTTAACCTTCCCTGAACATGCCATGATGTCGGTTTATCTGGATAAGTAATGTCTTCTAAACACTCATTAGAAAATCTTTGGATTTTATTTAAACCCATACCACCCAGTAATAATATACTTATTTCCTTTTACTGCTTTTCTACCTCTATGTGTAAAAACCCATTCACTTGGCCATATAACTGTTAAACCTTTTTCTGGTTTTACTTTTAATTTTTGATGATACCATTCTGTTTCACCCCCTTCTTTAACATTATTAAGATAGGTCATAAAAACTAAATGCCTGTCGCTTACTTTTAAATCTGCTTTTTCACAATGCCAAGCATAATAAGCTTGGGATGATGTATATTTCTGAATATTGAAATCTTCATTTAAACCAAAAAATCCATACTTGTCACAGAACTTATATTTTTTTTTATACATTTGTAAACATTTGTTTAATTCTGTAAAGTAAGAATTTAAATTTTGATCATATGCAATATTATTTTTATGCAAACTAACATCTGTACTATCTTTTACTTTTCTATTGATTACTTGTTTACCTGATTCTCCTGGTTTTTTATTATTAGATTTTTCAAATAAATCTATTAAATTATTACAAATAGAAAGATCGGATATATAATAGCCTTCAATAAAATTATTATTTTTATTTAATTTATGTTCTTTTAACATTTTTAAAAACAGGGGGTAAACCTAGTAAAGGTCGTTTATCTAAATAATTTTCTTTAGCTGTTTTAGAACTAGATTTGTTATAATGTAAAAATACTTGAGCGCAGTTTTTACCTTTGAATTCTTCTCGCCAATGTTCTAAATCACAACCAGAATATATTAACATGTCTCCAGGCTCCAAGTTAATTTCAATACCTGCTCTACCTGTATTACCTGTTGGGTCTAAATAAATTGGCCATAACTCACCACCTAGATTCAACGTAGTAGATATCTCACATGAGTATCTATCCTTGTGTCGAGATAGGACATCTCCGTTTTTATAAATTCTTGCATAGGAATAGGTTTCACTTAATTTTAACCCAGTATGTTTTTCCATAGTAGGTTTAACTTGTTGCAATAAAGTTTCCATTGCAATGTCACTATAATGTGAATAAGTGTTTGGAACTTGTTGATCATGCCATATGCCAAAATATTCTGTAAAAGGTGAAATATATTTTTTATCAAATAAATATTTTGCAACAGATCTTTTATTTAAAAAATATTGATAGATAAACCCTGATAACTCAGGTGAGATTATTTTTTTTAATATAGTATATTTATTTTTTTTAAATGACATTTTTCTCCTTTATTTAAATGGGTATCCTAAATTCCAAATAACCAAACTATTTCTTTCTCCACTTTTAACTGGACATATTCTATGCCACACAAAAGAAGGAAAAACTACTAGAGATCCTTTGGGTAATATTTCAGTGCATTTACGTATGTTAGGTTTTTTATTTGGTTCATTATTTCTAAAATCAAATTCTAGTTCTCCACCTTTATAATCTTTTGGATCTGATAAAGATACTGTTACTGATAGTTTTCTAATTTTACCGTGCGTATGTTCTCCCGGTTTATTGTAGGGTTTATCCCAGCTATCACAATGCCAATCATAATACTGGCCTTTTTTATATTTTGTAAACTGACATTTTTCAGAAAAATCCCAATCAAAATTCCATCCTGAATCTCTATTTGCAGCATCTATGTAAGGATGTATTTCTCTATAAATCCAAGTGTCATCTATCCAAACAACATTTGAGTCTCTTGTTTTTTTTAAATCTTTAATTTCTTTTTTATTCAGTTTTTTTTTATTATCATAACCACCGGTAATAGCTATGGTGTCTTCAACTTGATGACCATAACGAACAATGTCATCACAAATACGTTCTGGAATTACTGATTTAAAATAATGATAATAATTAAATAACTGCATATATACTTTCAATGTATAAATACCTTAATTTAAAACAAAAGTAAATAATAAATATTATAATTTATTGAGACACCCAAGTTGTTCCATTCCATTCATAGACTTCACTATGTTCAGTGCCGTCATATTTACGGGCTTCCCAACCTTTAGTATTATCAGTCTGGTAAATATCCTCGTTCCAATATATTAAATAAGTAAATGTAATTGGATCTTGTCCATCATCTACAATTGTTGGATAAGTTATTGGTGCTTGCCAATCATCATTAACATCTAATGTCCATGATGGATATTCTTGAGGTGAGATAAATTTATCTTTTGTTGAGTCATAAATAAAACCCATACTAGCATATTGTTTTCTAAAATTGTTGTTGTAAGAAGTTTGTACCCATTTAACACCATCTATTGAAAAAGGAACTATTGTTTGACAAAAAGTAGCCGCTGTTTCTGATTGATCCCCACCATTAGCATCAACATCAGCATTATCAAATACTAATACTCTTAAAACTTTATTGTTGTTATCTAGTTCTGCAAAATGTGCCATAATATTAACTTAATGTTAGTGTTCCTGATGTATTAAATGTTGCTACTCTATCACTTCCTGTAGTTGAAACTGAATTACTTCCTGGAGAAACAGATACACCTGCTGAATTAGGTACACGTATTATAACTTGTCCAGAACCACCTGATTTACCACCTGAGTCCCAGTTTCCGCCACCGCCACCGCCACTGTTAGTCGATCCGCTATTACCACCGTTACCAACATTATTTGCTCCATTTCCACCACCGCCAGATCCACCAGATCCACCGTTTGACCAACCTGTTCCACCTCCGCCGCCAGATTTTGTAGTGGGTGTTCCTGTAATTGTGCTTGCAGTACCTCCTCCACCTGGTCCGCCGTTATTGGGATTAGAATTTGATCCGCCGCCACTTGCTCCACCGCCGCCACCGCCGGCTAATCTTTGTCCAGTTCCACCAGGATTTCCTTGTGATGGACTTACTGGAGGACTGTTTCCGGATCCACCTGCAATATTTGCACCAGGTCCGTTAGTCATTCCACCACCACCACCTGATCCACCAGAAGCTCCTGCAACAGAAGCTGCAGAACCACCTCCGCCACCACCTGCGGATGTTATACCATTAAAACTTGAATTTCCACCAGTTCCGCCTTGTGAGTTTGAAGAACCACTAGTTCCTCCTCCACCGCCTCCAACTGTGACAGGAAATGATCCTGCGGCTAAAACCATAGGACTTGCTGGTGCTGAATAAGAAGTTCTATGACCTCCAGCTCCGCCGCCACCCATTCCACCACCACCAGCACCGCCAGCTACAACTAAGTAGTCTAGAGGTATAACTGCTGCAGATGCTCTAAATTGACCTATTGAAATTTGTCCTGAACTTGGAATAGGTCCATTAGGAGCAGGCGTAGAAGCATTAACTAAAGGTCCACCTGAATAATATTCTGAAATTTGAATTGGATTAGATCCACCAAAAGTAGTTTGGATATCTGATAGCCCAACATTTGTTGAAGGAACAGCCATTTACTAACCCTCCTTTTTTGTTAAACTTTCAACCTTATCTTGTAATTGTTTCACTGCTTCAATTAATAAACAAGTAAGTCTATCATATTTAACAGCTTTAATTCCATCAGGTCTTTGTCCAACTGCTTCTGGTAAAACTTTTTCTACTTCTTGGGCAATAACTCCCACGTCTCTTTTTCTTACAAAGTAACCATCTTCGCCACCTCTTTTATCTATGTAAGATTTTTTCCAATCGAATAAAACTCCATTTAATTTTTTTACAGCTTCTAATGCATTTGGAATATTTACAATATTTTCTTTAAGTGCAACATCAGAAGAATAAAAAGCGGTTACATCATTTGTAGCTCTTATTTCTCCAGTTGTTCCCGAAGCTGCAGTTCCGACTCCAAGAGAGTCTAATTGAGTGTCTTCAAATTCTACGTTACTTGCTGTACCTAGTCCTAAAGAAGTTCTTGCTGTTGCTCCTGACTCAGCTACAAAATTTGAACCATTACCTACAATAATATTGCCATCAGTAACTGCTAAACCGGCAACATCTGCTAATTGTGCATCATAAGCTTGAACATCACTTCCAATAGCTACACCAAGAGAAGTCCTAGCAGTAGCACCATTTTCTGCAACCCAAGTCGATCCATTACCAACAATTATATTACTGTCAGTTTTTGCTAAACCACCTATTGCAGTTAGATCTGCGTCATAAGCTTGAACATCGGTTCCAACAACTAAACCAGAAAAATTATCGTTAAGTTGATAAAGTCCAGTATTTGTTGCAACACCATCAAGGTAAATAATTTTCCAACCTTTATCAGTTGTTGAGTAAGTAACTGTAGCACCTGAGCCTGTTGCTGCTTTTAATTGAACTGTATGACCACCTGTTGTGCCATTTTTTATAAAATAAAAATTTTCTGTAAGTACAGGAAAAGTTACAATTCTGTTTCCAGATATTGTTCCTGTCATTTCTATAACTCTTTGTTGAGCAGTACCTGTTAAAGCACCGTTATCTATGTCTAATGTTGTTGTTCCTGCACTACCTGCGATAGAAACGTCTAAGTGTCCACCTGTAAGTTGTTCGACAAGATTTAAGTTTGCGTTAGTTTTTGTTCCCCAAGTACCAGCGTTTTCGCCGGTCGCCATTAATTCTATACCAAGATCTGTAAATGTTGATGCCATAATTTTGTTCTCCTAAGCTAAGCTACATGTGTTACATCTGTATAGGATGTATTACCTGTTATGTCAATATTTTTATACCCTATTATACTTAGAGTGCCTACACTAGATGTTGTTGATAGTCCAGTTAAACCCATAACATCTGTAGGTGAAATTGAACCTACTGCAGATGTAGAAGAAACTCCTGTTAACGGAACTCCTATTTCAAGGTTAATAACCCCTACACTAGATGTAGCGCTTTGACCTGTTGGTATAGCTATTTCTACTGCAGTAATTTCTACTGCTCCTACTGAAGCAGTTGTGGATACTCCCGTTAATCCCATTACATCTGCAGGACTTAAAGCACCCACAGAGGATGTTGAACTAACTCCTGTTAACGGAACTCCTATTTCAGGAACAATAGATCCTACACTAGATGTAGCGCTTTGACCAGTTAGCCCCATTACATCCGCAGGATTTAAAGAACCCACACTAGATGTAGAACTAACACCTGTTAATGGAACTCCTATTCCAACTGTTAAAGAACCTGTACTAGATGTAGCGCTTACTCCAGCAGGTTGAATTTGTTGATTGATTGAATCGCCGTAAGGTTCTTCACCCCAACCATTTCTACCCCAACCAACTAATGTACCTGCATTATCTAAAGTTCCAAGTTCTGTTTGAGATTGTAAACCTGTTAAAGATACTACAGATGTTAAATCTAGATTTGGAGAACCTACTGAAGATGTAATTGGAAGCCCTGTTGGTAAAACAATAATTTGTTGGGCAGCTACAACGGAACCTACACTAGAAGTAGTAGATTGTCCGGATAAAGTAATTACAACAGGACCTTGATCGCCCCATTCGTTTTGTCCCCAGACCCCTGTGCTCCAAGTGTTAGCCATAAGGAGTTACTCCTTATGCTATACGAAGGATTGCGTTAGATGCGTCTGCT